AACATTGGTCGTGCTGCTGAGATCACAAGAGATGAGGTTAAGTTCCAGAAGTTTGTCGCAAGATTGCGTAAGAGATTTGGTGAATTATTCATAGATCTTCTTAAAACACAATTAGTTTTAAAGGGTATAGTTTCCATTGAAGAATGGGAAGAGATGAAAGAGCATATTCAGTTTGATTATATTGCTGATAACTATTTCACAGAACTCAAGGAGATTGAAATCCGTAACGAAAGGATCAATGAAGTTAATGCAATGGATCCTTATGTTGGTAAGTACTTCTCTCTAGATTATATCCGTCGTCAGGTTCTTAAACAAACTGATATTGAGATTAAGGAGATTGATAAACAGATTGAAAAAGAGATGGCAGATGGTCTAATCGCTGACCCTGCAATGGAACTGGAGATGATGCAAGGTGGTGATCCTGCTGCTGGAGGTGGTGCTGTTGCACCAGATGGTGCTCTTGCACCCGACTCATCTTCCGTAGTCACGCCTGCTGATCAACGCAAAGGTGAATTTTAGATAAATAAATAAGAAAGTGGAGTTATTATGCCTAGTGAAATAGCACAATCTATTGTTAATAGTATCTTTGCCGATGAGAAATCTAAGGCAATAGAGACAACTAATGATGCATTGACCGCAGCTTCCTATGATGCAATTCAAGCAAAGAAGCTTGAGTTTGCTAAAGATTGGGGTTTCGACCTTGGTGACACGGGACAAGATGCTGCAGATGATATTGCTGATAAAGTATATGATGGTCAAGAACCGCCAGAGTTAGCACCTACTGCAGGTGAAGTTGCTCAACAAGAGCAAGAACCAGAAGCAGTTCCTGATCCACTACCACCAAATACTGCAGTGGTAGATTCTATCGAACCTATAGAGGAACCAAAAAATGAGACTGATAGCTGAAGAAATAACCGAAGTTAACTTTCTTTCTGAAGAGAAGGAAGGTAAAAGGTCGCACTTTATTGAAGGAGTTTTTCTACAGTCTGAGATAGAAAATAAGAATGGTCGCAAGTATCCATTCAAAACTCTCGAAAGAGAAGTTGCTAAATATGATGAGAGTTATATCCGTAAGGGTCGTGCTCTCGGTGAGTTAGGACATCCAGATGGACCTTCCATCAATCTGGATAAAGTTTCTCATAAGATAGAATCTCTTAGAGCAGAAGGTAATAATTTTATTGGACGTGCAAAGATTCTTGATACACCTATGGGCAATATTGCCAAGAACCTTCTTGATGAAGGTGTAAGACTTGGAGTTTCTAGTCGTGGTATGGGTTCTCTTCGTAAAGAAGGTAACTGTAATATAGTACAAGATGACTTTATGCTTGCAACTGCTGCTGATATAGTAGCAGATCCATCAGCACCAGATGCTTTTGTTGATGGAATTATGGAAGGAAAGGAATGGGTTTGGGATAATGGCATACTTAAAGAGTCTGCTATTGCTCAAATAAAGCAAGAAATTGATGAAGCAACTCTTATAAACATTCAAGAACGGAAGGTTTCCGCATTTGATAAATTTTTAAGAAGTTTGTAATTTATAAATAAACATAGACAAACGCTAATACGACGGAGTTTAAACAAATGTCTGAGACCTCTACTAAAGAGCTAGATTCAATGGAGAAAGTGACCGAAGACGCAGCTACTGGTTCTACAGCAATCAAAAAGGGCGCAACCGCAGGAGAAAAGATCGATACTTCTGGGGGTAATTTCAATGCTATTGGTGGTACTGATAGTAAATCAGAAGAAGGTGCTAAGGGTACGAAGAACCTTGGTGCATCTGCTGCTGGATCCACTTCTGTTGAGGGGGATAAGTCAATTAAGACTAAACCTTCAGACGCAGGTACTGGTAACGTAAGTGCTGGTTTGTCTGGTAAAATCTTCGATTCGGAAGAAAAAGATGGGGAAACAATCCAAGAAGAGCCAAACACTGAAGAAGCCAAGTACGACTTTAGTGAAGATGTTGACGCTCTTGTCGCTGGTGAAGAACTCTCAGAAGACTTCCGAGTAAAAGCGAAGACAATCTTTGAGGCAGTTGTTACTCAAAGAGTTAACGAAGAGACTAAAACTCTTCAAGAGGCTTATGAATCTGCCTTGACTGAAGAAGTCGAAAAGGTTAAAACAGAATTGGCCGAGAAGGTTGATGACTACATCTCTTATGCTGCAAAGCAATGGTTAGAAGAAAATTCACTTGCTGTTGAGCATGGTATTAGAGTGGAGATGGCAGAATCATTTACTGAAGGGCTCAAAAAGTTATTCGTGGAACAGAACTTTACTGTACCCGAAGAAAAATTCAACCTACTTGACGGTATGGCTGAAGAGATAAATGATATGGAGAAAAAGCTCAACGAACAAATCGACACTAATGTCTCATTGAATAAGAGGATTGGTGAGTATACTAGAATGGAAATCGTGAACGAATGTGCTACTGGACTTGCTGAAACCCAAAAGGAGAAGCTTGTTTCATTGGCAGAAGGGGTTGAGTTTGAAAATGAAGCTGACTTTAAAAACAAAGTCGAAACTATCAAGGAATCATACTTCACTAGGAAGGCTGAGACTGCAGAAACTGTAGTTGAACCCACCGAAGAAGCATCTGCACCTTTGGTAGAAAACAACGAGAGTGGCACAATGTCGAAGTACGTTGATGCTCTATCACGTTGGTCCAAATAATAAATCACTTTAAGGAAAATAAAACTAATGTCTAACATTAAACAACTCCAAGAAAAGTGGGCCCCTGTTCTTAATCACGATGCTCTTCCAGAGATCGAGGATACTTATAAGAAAGGTGTTGTAGCCCAACTTCTTGAAAACCAAGAGAAAGCACAGATTGAAGAAGGAGCAATCCTATCTGAAACTCTTCAAACTGTAGGTACAGGTGGATATGGTGCTGATGCTACTGCAACAGGTCCTGTTGCTGGTTTCGACCCAGTTCTTATCTCTCTTATTCGTCGTTCAATGCCTAAGCTAATTGCTTATGACATTGCTGGTGTTCAGCCAATGACAGGTCCAACAGGACTTATCTTTGCGATGAGAACCAACTACGGTACAGAGAGAGATGCTACGGATGCAGCATACAGAGAAGCATTCTTCAATGAGCCTAACGCTGGTTTCTCAGGTGGCCCAGGTAATCGTCTTGCTGACTATGATCCTAATGCTTCTGATGCAACTAACGACGCTCAAGGAAACAACCCTTCCGTTCTTAATGACTCTTCACCAGGAACTTACGAGTTAACAGGTGATGCTCAAGGAATGGCAACAACCACTGCTGAAGCATTGGATGACAGCTCTGCTGCAACTGCCTTCAGAGAAATGGGTTTCTCAATCGAGAAAGTAACAGTTACTGCGAAGTCACGTGCTTTAAAGGCTGAGTACTCAATCGAACTAGCTCAAGACTTGAAAGCAATTCATGGTCTAGATGCCGAGCAAGAGTTATCAAACATTCTCTCAACAGAGATACTTGCTGAAATCAACAGAGAAGTTGTTCGTACTATCTACGTTAATGCTGTAGAAGGTGCTCAGAACAATACTGCTGATGCTGGTATATTTGACCTAGACGTTGACTCCAATGGTAGATGGTCAGTTGAGAAGTTCAAGGGACTACTTTTCCAAATCGAAAGAGATGCTAACGCTATCGGTCAGCAAACTCGTCGTGGAAAGGGCAACATTTTGATCTGCTCTGCAGACGTTGCTTCTGCTCTAGGAATGGCTGGTGTACTTGATTACACTCCTGCTCTTAATGGCAACAACGCTCTTACTGGTGTTGATGATACTGCAAGCACACTTGTTGGTACTCTTAACGGTAAGATCAAGGTTTATGTTGATCCTTACTCTGCTAACGTTGCTGATAAGCACTTCTACGTTGCTGGTTACAAAGGTTCTTCTCCTTATGACGCTGGATTATTCTATTGCCCATATGTACCTCTACAGCAGGTCAGAGCAATTAATCCTAACACCTTCCAACCAAAAATTGGCTTTAAGACTCGTTACGGAATGGTATCAAACCCATTTGCTCAAGGTCTTACACAAGGTTCTGGTGCTCTTACAGCGAATACCAACAAGTACTACAGACGTGTACAAGTTGCAAACCTAATGTAATTCTTCGGATACATATTTCAAAGAGACTCCTCTGGGGGTCTCTTTTTTTGTGTCTATATAATATACTTGGTATATGTTATGAAACATAGGGTAGTTGATAATTTTTTAACACATCATGAGTTGGCACATCTACAAGAAGTATATCTTGAAGATGACTTTCCTTGGTATTGGGGACCAACAACTGTACCTTATGATGAATCTAACTGTGAAAATGAATTAGATAACTATCAATTTTATCATCCCTTTTATGTTCCAGGAATGTATAATGATACGAGGTATTGGAATATACTTGATCCTATAATAAAGAAACTTGGTGTTAGATCTCTCTTAAGAATAAAAGGAAACCTAACTACAAGAACTAAAGAAGTAGTTGAACATGGATATCATGTTGATTTTACATGGGATGATTCTTTAACAGCAATCTATTATGTTAATAGTAATGATGGGTATACAATATTTGAAAATGGTACTAAAATAGAAAGTGTAGAGAACCGCATGGTTATCTTCCCAGTTCATTATAAACATAGTGGTACTAGTTGTACTAACGAAAAAAGAAGAGTTGTTATTAATTTCAATTACTTCTAAATAGATTGTAACCTTCCTCAACATTATGATATTCTTAATCTCAATAATGTCATTCGCAAACTTTGTATTCTATCCTTTAGTGATAGCAACAATTATTGCATTTATTATTGAACAGATATTTAGATCACAGGACAAAGCACCTGAGATTCTTAGATCTATGGCAGTCAGAAAATATTTCTGGAGGCAAGCATGGTTATTCAACATCATTTGGTTTGTTGGATACTTTATATTATTGATTGTGAATAGACCAGGGCAACAATCAATGCCTGATTTGATATGGCAGGGATAGTAACATGCAGTTTCATGAAAAAGATATAGCACGTATGCTACATGCATGTGAGTATTACAGAAGCATTATAAGAAGTCAGGATAAGGATCTTGCTTCTAAGTATGATAAGGTCATACATAAATTACACAGTTATGAACAAGAGATGGAATGCCCAGATTGTTGGGATCCAGAATCGATATGCAATTTACACATATGAAATACACAGGAATGAAAGCACCCAAGTGGGGTTCACATACAGATGAAGTTATGGGTGATAAGGTAACGAATAAAGAATTTACCTTAGAAATTTTATCAGATAAGATCCATTTTCATCATGCTTCTATATCATCAAAGGAAGCTAGGATTCTTTTAGAAAAAGAAGTTAAAGAATGGGAGGTTAAGAAAAATATATCTGAAGTAGATTTCTGGGTATCATACTTACCACAGTTGGTGAAATATTTTTCTAGACAACCTACATCCAAGGTAAGGGGATGGATCAAAGATAAATAATTAAAAAGTAGGGCTAATGGCAAACTGGTATCAGGACCAACTTACAAATAAAAATTTCTTATCACCTATAGGATTTGTCTTCTTGCTTGAGAAAGCAAGAAAGACTTCCTTCTTGTGTCAGAAAGCAGAGATACCATCTTTAACTTTAGGTAAAGTTGATATTCCTACTAGGGGTATGGTTCCAATTCCTATAGAAGGTAATGTCCAATATGGGGAATTGAATATAGAATTTATTGTTGATGAGGATCTTAGAAATTATATGGAACTCCATAATTGGATAAGAGCTCTTGGTGTTCCACAAGGAGATGATGAAGCAGAGATATTTAAAAATGCTAATAGGAATCCTAACATACCAACAGGTCAATATAAGGGATTTAATGATTATAGGTATTCGGATGCAACTCTACAAGTATTGAATAATAATAATTTAGTTAACTTTGATGTAGTATTTAAAAATGTATTTCCAGTATCATTATCAACTATGCCTTTTGATGTTACTGGAACGGATAATGATTATCTAACTGCAACAGCATCCTTCGAGTATGTACTCTACGAAGTCAGAGATAAGAACCAACAGAAATTGAGGTAGTTGCAAAATTTTTAAATTCGTGCTAGGGTATTAAGGTCTATACATAATGTGGTATGGGAGGTAGATCCAATGGGATTAAGAAAGGGTGATAATCCAAGGGAAGAATCCACTGCAGAATGGGATGATTCTAATTGGAGAGAAGAATACAAAGCATACACAAGTAATGCAAAAGAACTTGACTTACTAGAGAATGGACCTAAGAGTCTATCTCAGTCATGGTATCTTGGTGCATTACGTCAGAAGTGGATGAAGATTAAAGGATACAAATATCCAGATCCACCTGATGTATCGTCATCAATGAAAGAATTTTTTGAAAAAACTAAAGACCAAGGTATCTAATGAATTTAGAACAACTTCAGGATATGTGGAAGATTGATAGTATCATTGATCCTGATAAGTATGGTGAAGAATCTGTAAGGATACCTCAACTCCATATGAGATATATGGAGTTTTTTAATACATTCTCTCTAATGAAAAAAGATAGAGAGTCTGAAATGAGAATGATGGTTAGAGATAAGTGGGTATACTATAAAGGTAAATCATCAACAAGTGTATATAAAACAGCACCGTTTGATTTAAAACTTACTACAAACGATGAAATTAAAATGTTTATTGCTGCTGATGATGAGGTCAGAAAGCTACAACTGAAGATCGACTATATAGAACAAACGATCTTCTTTCTTGATGGTGTGTTGCGTCAAATTAATAGTCGTAACTACCAGATTAAAAATGCTATTGAGTGGGAGAGATTTCAAAGTGGAATGTAAATCATGGCAGATCTCGTTATTCA